CTTACGCCCCCCCAGACTAGGGTTCATTCCCTTAACGCGAATCCATCTTGGAGCCGCGTGCTCCTCTTATCAAGGAGACAATAAATGCCAACACCTACTTACAGTGTTGTGACTCGTTCAGGCCCAGGTGGGCTTGTATTCCAAGATGCCAAGTGGGGTAATAAAACCTTATTTGGCGAAACTCGTGGAGTACTCGCTTACCATCGTACAGTCTCGACTGGTTCTCCCAATATTTATGGGAGTTCCGCGTTGAGTTTGTTAATGGATTATGGGTCTGCCGAAAAGTACAAGGCCGAACTAGCCTGCTATGAATCGCTTCGAGATTCTCTCGGCGCGAGCGTGCAGGGTGGTGCAGGATTAGCAGAGATGGAAGAAGCGCTTGCAATGATAGCAATGCGCGCCGGACAACTCTACAAAGCCTTCAAGGCCGCCAAACGACTCCGGGCGGGGAAAGCTCTCACTAACGTCAGAGATGCTTTTCGTCCTCCACCTAAAGGGTGGAGGGCGAAAGCTCGTGGCTTAGGAGGGGCTTACCTGGAGGAGCATTTTGGATGGGTTCCTCTCATTCAGGATGTTCACGACGCAATTGAGACGATCCAGAACCCGATCCCGAGAATTCGGGTCCAAGGTTCTGGGGCTTCCTCATGGTCAAGACAGAAGACAGGAGGACCCTTATATACATGGATAGGTGGTGGTCACGCAACGATGCGTTGCCGCTCAACTGCTTATGTACATTTGGACAATCCTAACCTCTATCTAGCATCCCAACTGGGCTTGATAAACCCACTTTCTGTGGCTTGGGAACTTGTGCCATTTTCCTTTCTGGTTGACTGGTTTCTTCCAGTCGGTTCGTTTTTGGAAAGCCTCAGCGATTTTGCTGGCGTTACCCTTTTACAACCATGTCACTCGGTTTTAATGCGTGCCGATTTTAACGAGACTTATCTCTGTGGTGATGGTTCCATGCAGACTCGGGGGTCCACTGAAATGGACTTCCAACGTACTGGATCAATCTCCCATCCCGGCATACATTTCTTACCGCTGTTCCAACGCCTTTCCGTGAGCCGAGCTCTTACAGCCTGCTCGCTCTTAACTCAACAACTGAAAGGACATTAAAACATGTCATCTATTGCTAACCTGACCGTGAAAAAGTTTGACGGTACAACTGATATCGTTTTTACTGCTCTGGTCCCCTCTTCCGGTGACAAAACCCCCGCTGTTTGGCGTTGTGAGTCCGTTGGCTCGGCTGCTGCTCATAAACCCACCCTTCGTATGCAAGCTCAGCCCAATGGGGCTGGTAACGCACGCTGGGTGAAAACTGAGTTCGCATATCCGGTCACGGCCACAAACTCCACAACTGGGGTTACTTCTGTCATTGGGAAAGTTTCCCTGAATGCCTCTGCAGTTCTTCCGACTGATATTCCGGATGCAACTATCCGTGAAGCGGTTGCTCAAAGCGTTAATTTGCTGAAAGCTCTTCTCGCGGACATCGCAAACGGTTACGCGCCTACTTAATGTAGGTTCGTTCTTCAGTTAGACACAGATTCACTGTGGGGCAGTTTCTCTGTCCAGAAAGGCATGCAATGGCACAAACAGATTACCTGTTTGATGTGGTCTATCCCTTATTGGAGGACCTGGATACTCCGCGCTCCCTCTCAGTATACTTACTGATTGGGGCTGCAGAGTGGGAGCAGCTAGTTAATCTCAGTTGCTCACCCCTGGACTACTTGACAGCAGATGGCTACCGAGCGGATGCAATCGCGACAGATCTTCTAAGGAAATGTGAAAACCTTCCTTGGAGTGATCCCCTTCGCGAGAAAAAAACATTCGCAAAATGGCTTGATGCTGAAAAGCAGTGTTTTTTAACCAATCGGCGCCTCGATCGTTTCCTCCATAATCACCAGTTGGTGCCGGAGGATGCTCCGCTTTTCGAATTTCTCGAATGTGCGAGGTTATACGTTAGAGACACCCTTGGAAAACTACCTGATGCGATTGAACCCGCATTGGGGCCAGGAACGACATTTACCAACCGTCAAGACCGATCCACGGTACTAGACAAATTTACTTCTGAGTCCGCTCTTACTGCTGACACGTGGCCCTTCCTTTCGGACTGGGCCCAGACAGCATGGGGGCGGTCACGCTTGATCGATCCTATTGTAGTCCGTGGGAATCGGCTTGGCTTCGTACCAAAAACCGCCTTAATCAAGCGGCCCATCGGTGTGGAACCCGGCATAAATGTCTTCTATCAGAAAGCCTATGGTCGGTTGCTTAAGCAGCGACTAAAACGATCTGGTTTGGACATTCCCACTCTACAACCGAAGCATCGGCAACTCGCTAGAGAAGCCAGTGTTTCGGAGCATCTCGCTACGATCGACCTTTCGTCAGCATCGGACACGGTTTCCCGTGTCCTAGTCGAGTTTTTACTTCCAGCTGACTGGTTCTTTGCACTTGATTCTCTGCGCTCTACGCACACACTTATTCCGAAAGGGTTCATTTCCTCGTCGGAAAGGTGGGTTCGATTGGAAAAATTCTCCTCAATGGGGAATTGCTTCACATTCGAGTTAGAGACGCTGATATTTAGTGCACTGGTACATTCCGTACTGAAACTTACAGGCCGTCCTCATGAGGCTGGCGTGGATTATAGTATATACGGGGATGACATCCTCGTAGAAACTTCCTCCGCGCCCCTGGTTGTCAAAGCGTTAAATTTCTCGGGCTTCACCACGAACAACCGAAAGACGTTCGTGTCGGGTCCGTTCCGAGAGAGCTGCGGGGGTGATTTCTTTAGTGGTGTGGACGTTCGCCCACATTACTTGGAGGAATTACCTCATGAACCAATGCAATACATCGCAATGGCTAACGCTCTTTATCGCCTGGGTCATTCAGACTCTAGTGATTTCTGGAATGATACTCGCTTTCTGCGCGCTTGGTTACGCGCTATTGGTTGGGTTCCGAGTGATTTACGGTGTTTGAGAGGCCCCACTGCGGGCGGCGATATCTTTATTCACGATCGGTCCAATACGTGGACCGTCCGCAAGAAAGATGGAGTCGCCCGAATTAAGGCCGTTGTACCGGTGTCCCCTCCGATCTCTTTAGATCGATGGGGCTCCCCTGACATCGTCATGGCTGCTGCACTTTACGGAGTGTCCAGTGAAGGCGTCACAAGACGTGGCGTCGTTACTGGACATAAAGTGAAGTGGATTGAGGGCATAGCCGAATTTTTCGGCTGACCTCTAACTCTTTTCCTTTTAATTAAGGTGGTGTGTCCTATATAGGGC